TATTCCTTGTGTTCCATCAATAACACCAGCGATATAGCCTCTTGCGGCTCCTTGTTCAGCAGTAGAACTTGATTCCATCCAAGACAACAGCATATTGCCGGTAATGAATTCTGCGTTTACTGATGACACAACAAATAACATGGAAAGTAGCGTTTTCTTCATACTATCCTCGCTGGGCAAAGTCTGCCCTGTTCACAAAGATGATTGCATGGTGGACAAGCGTTGTATTCGTAGTTGACTGTGTTTTCGTTCATGCGATACACACACGCCCCGTTACGAATATGGAAGTCTCTAGCCATGTCAGTTGGCGGTGATAGGGTAACGAACTTGGCTATGTTTATGCGCGTTGCTTTGATGTGGTTCATAGCATCCAACAACAACTCACGCCCAGCACCCTTTCTGTAAGACCAAATGGTATAGAACACCGCCACAGTTGGCGTCGATTCGTTCTTGAACAATTCTTCTTCAGATGTTGGCACTCGATCCTGATACGACACGCAAGTGATCGCTCTGGGTGAATCATTTTCATCCCGCAATGCGTACACATCAGCGTTTAAACCTATTCGCATGTGAAATGGAATTGAAGGACGAACAGGATCGTCCTTTAGCCAGGACATGACTTGTTCAGACAATTGTTTGATGGTGTCTATCATTTCCAAAGCTCCCTTTCTACTGTCAACTTCCTTATGTAGTCCAGAAGATGCCGCTGGTTTTCCCTGAGTTCTCTGTTCTCTTCTGCGGCTTCCCTTGCGAACCGTTCAAGCGTTTCTCTTCCCCAGGTGCTGAAATCAGTAGTTCCTCGGTAGTGAAGCGATGTAGGTTCAGGCATTCGTACCTCCTGGTCCTCGACCCGTCCTGCCGAGTTCGTGTTTCCATGACCGTTGACTTTTGTTTGCATTTTGGACATTTCATCATCTTCCTTAGTTAAAAATTAGCCGCCCTTATATTATGAGCGCGTTTTTACCAACCTTGACAAAAATCTTCCATTTTTTCTTCGATGTGCCTTATCAGCCCCGACCTTAAAGCAGGGGCTATGTCCACGTTGGAATTAGGAAGATAGGCATGGCACAGGGTGTAGGTGGCGGGGTAGTCAGGTTCTAATTGAATCCCGGTCCCCGGCTCACGGGCCCCGATCTGGGCAGGTTCGTACTCAAACCAGCAGGACAGGGGAACGCCCAGTTCATCGCATTCGTATTCAAAGTCTTTCAATTCAGGATGAACAACAGAGCTCATGACGCCCTCCAGATGAATAGGTCAGCCAACAGGACAGCAATAGCACTAACAAGGAGCGAGACGCGCCAAAAAACTTCGGTACGGGTCATGTCGTGTTTAAAATCTAATGGATCGTGTTTCATTTCATTCTCCAAAAAAGTGAGCAACCCGACCCCAAAAGGTTTTAGGACGGGGAGGGTTGATCAGGGCCCCCTGTAACCAAAACATGTCGTTGCTAGGGTTCCAGGAGGATTTGGGGGTGTAGGTCAGACCGATCATGACCTTGCCTGTGTTAAAGGGCACAGAAACGCGATTAAACGGCCCTAGGGGCGGTTTTTTAGGGGTGGGCAGGGGTTTCATTGCAAAGGCTCCTCACTTGTGGAGATGTCGTCATTGATGGACCGCAAGCCGACAATAAGGTCAGGCATGGGCATGCCCATGGACCGAGCGCCAAGGACCACGGCGTACATTAGCACCAAAAGTGCATGAAATGGCTCGTCATAGGAGTCAATCAGGGTGTTCCAAAGGTCTACTGCCTCGTCAGCAGCAGATTGGGCTAGTTCTTGGGATTCAATTTCCAAGTTTCGAGAATCATGGACCATGGACCGCTATCCTTTCTTAAGTTACCGAATTGGTATGAAGGATTATCAGCGCTACTCATTTGCTTTGTCAAGTACGCAAAGTGGTTGAAAATCTAGGGGTTTACCCTTAGGAGAGGGGTGTTTTTGATGAAAAAGTGGGGTTCCTATAGAACTTTTTTAGGGTCAACATGTTTTTTTTTATTTTTTTGTGGGAATAGACGTAATAGACGTAATGCCGTAATAAGTGTTTAAAAACAACGAGTTATGGCATTACGTTTCATTACGGTACAAAAATAGACGTAATTTTCAGGGGAGAGCCAGACCTCCTCTTTTTGAAAAAATAAAAACATACTTGACCCTAAAAAAGTTCTATAGAAGGCCCTTAATTGGGTTGGAAGGCAGGGGGTTGACCTGATGGGTGTGGTTTTGCTACACTGACTGCAGTTATTTACCAGGGATACAAAATGTTCGTAATCGAGAGCGGTGTGGAATGCCCTAAGGATAGATTCCTGTTTCCCTTTCGGGAAATGTCCCCGGGGGATTCGTTCCTGTTGGATACACAGAACAGGGCAAACAGCGCCAGGATATCCGCTAAGCGGTTTGTGGCTGCCCATGCCCCGGATTGGGAATTTAGGCTACGCAAGGTGGAGAACGGCTGGCGCTTGTGGAGAATTGCATAAGTGGGCAAACGAGACGTCTGGAATGTTCCCCCGGTCATAGGGAATAGGGCTCAAAAGCGCATGGCTGGGGAAGTTGCTCCCTTGCGTAAGCAGCGCATCCTGAACACCAAGCAGTGGACTTTTGTGAAAGAGCTTGTCACCGGGGACGGAAGGGTGACGTTGCGGGAGGCTGCCTTGAGGGCCGGGTACACTGAGGCTAGTGCCAGTGTGATGGCCTGGAAGCTGACGAACCCTGAAATCAATCCTCATGTGGTTGCGGCTATTCAGTCGTACCGGGCTGAGTTGAACAGTAAGTACAACACATCCTATGAGCGGCACATGAAGGATTTGCAGACCATACGGGATAAGGCGTTGGAGGCGGGTGCGTATGCTGCTGCTGTTCAGGCCGAATATCGTCGTGGTCAGGCCTTGGGGACCATATATGTGGATCGCAAGGAAATCCGGCACGGCACTATTGATAGCATGAGCAAGGAAGAAGTGCAGCGTAAGCTTGACGAACTGAGGGCGCTGTATGGGGGTCCTCCCCCGACTGCGCTAATCGATGCGGACACTGGTGCTGTGATTGAAAGCATATCGCGTGAAAAAGACCCTGAATTTGAGTCTCCCGTGGCGAACCCTCCGCCCGATATATTTGAACGGGATACTGAGATGGACCCCGAAGATGACGCCTGAGGCTGCCTTTGCTGGCCGGGTAAGGGATCGGCTGCGGGGCATGGGGTTGGATACCGAACGGATTGAGAATCGCGTCAATTTGGGGCTGCCGGACCTTATCGTGGGCGCGGCCGATCGCTTTGTCATGGTGGAGTTGAAGGCGGTGACGTCAGGCCTGAAGGTAGGGCTTCGCCCTCACCAGATCGCTTTTCTGGTTCGGCACGCCGGGGCGGGGCGGCCTTGCTTTGTCCTGGTGCATCATGCGGGTACGGCGTCCAAGCCTGCGATGGTTTTTCTCTACCATGGCCGACAGGCAATCGAGCTTGCGACCGAAGGGCTGCGACTTGCGCCCTTGCGGTCCTGGCCGAGCCGAACGGTAGACTGGCTGGAGCTGGCCGATTTACTATCAGGGAAAATACCTACTTGACGGAGTACATAATTGCTTTCTATTTGCTATAATTGAGCTGCCGGAATTCCCCGGTAATTTAGAAAGGATATTGCCATGTCACGGACTCGCTTTGTATATTGGGTTCACACAAACCCCAGCCAGCCCTCTAAAATTTTCAAGCTTAAGCGCGATGCGGCCCAATGGGGGCGGAGTTACTTTATCGGGCCTTTCATTATTGAGCCAATCGCGACCCTTAAGCTGCCAGAGCGGATAGCCTACATTCAGGACGAATTAGGCTATCGTGTCGCCAGGGGCTGATCATTCAATAAAGCTATTAAAGCCCGGGATTGATTCAAAAAATAAATTGGACAATTAGGACGCCGGGGCGTAATCTTTTGTTTTTCATAGAAAGGATAGAGTCATGTTGAAGACTGTTCAGATTTCAGCCAACAGAAAGACAGGCCCAATAGCGGTTACATATCGAAGTGGCACGCATGAAACCTACGGGACCTGCCCGACATCCTGCGCCTTACACCCCAAAAGTGAGACGGGCTCATATCAAGTGGACGCCGACTATTTAGCTGCCTTGTCCGATGCTGTGCCGCTCCGTGGTCAAGCTTGGACTTATTCCCATTTTTCTGCCGAAGCGCTGCCGTTGCCGAAGGAAGGCAAGACGGTAATTAACGCGTCATGTGACACTATGGCCGAAGCTGTCCGAACGGTGGAGCTCGGCCGCCCTGCGGTGTATGCTGCG